AGCCTTTAATCAAAAAAAGTTAGCTACAGAAGTATCGGACACCGAAATGGTAATTGGCTTAAGACAGCAATATTGGCAACAAAACCTAGAAAAAAATAAAGCTAACGATCAAATGCTTCTAGAAATGGAACGCGATAAATTACTTAATCAAGTAAACGAAAGTACGGCCTCAGAGTTTGTTAAAAAAAGAGCTATAGCTGAAATAGATAAAAACTTTAAAGCTGAAATAGAAACTTCTAATCAAGAATACGACGATAGAGAAACAGCTAGAGAAAAAGCAGTCGCTGATCAAAAAGTAGATTTAATGAAACAAACCTTTGGTACTTTAGCTGAAGTATTAGGTAAAAACTCAGCTGCAGGTAAAGCCGCCGCAATTGCCGCCGCTACTATTAACACTTATCAAGGTATTTCTGAAATCTGGGGTAATAAATCAACTTTACCGGCTCCGTTTGACGTTATTCAAAAAGTAGTTGCTTCGGCTGGTGTTTTAGCCGCAGGAATGAAAACAGTAAAACAAATTAAATCAGTACCTAAGCCTAAAGGCGTCAAAGGTGGTGGAGGCGGAACTGGTGCGGGTCCATCTATGCAGGCACCGGCTTTTAACGTAGTAGGCGCAGGTGGTACAAGTAATTTAGCTTCAGCTATAGCCGATCAAGAAAATAAACCTAGTCGTTCTTATGTAGTGGCTGGCGATGTGACTACAGCTCAAGAATTAGAACGTAATACTATTTCTGAAGCTTCAGTTTAAAAACCAAAAAAATTAAAAAAAACGTTATTTAATTATGAAAGTAGTAGAATTAATAATAGACGAAGAAGATTTTGACTCCGGCGTAGATTGTATAAGTATTGTCGAGCATCCAGCCATCGAAGAAAACTGGATTGCACTTGCAGACGAGAAAAAACAATTTGAGTTTAAAGAGATTGACGAAGATCAAAGAATATTAATAGGTGCTTTACTAGTACCTAATAAAACTATATATAGAAGAGATACACCAACTGAAGATCCGTATTATATTTTTTTTAATAAAGATACTGTTAAACTAGCAAGTGAATTATATATGCAAAGAGGCTATCAAAATAACGCTAGTTATGAGCATATAGAGAAAATTAAAGGACTTACTTTAGTCGAATCTTGGATCGTAGAATCTAAAGAACAAGATAAAAGTAATATTTATGATCTTAATTTGCCAGTCGGTACTTGGGTTGGCGCTGTAAAAGTTCATAATGAAAAAATCTGGACTGAAATTAAAGAAAGCGGAACGCTTAACGGTTTTTCTATTGAAGGTATGTTTGGTGAAAAATATCAAACTCAAGTTAAAGCGAGAAAACAAGAAATTGAAGACGGTCTAAAGCTGTTAAAAATTAAACAAACACTAATCGAAAATGAGCAATTTTAATACGCCTATTCCTTTGCCTATTGTTTCGCCTAAAAACGGAAATAGAGGCTGTTTATGTAAAGATAAAAACATTTATTCTAAAAGCTGTTGTGACGGTACATTATGGTCGCAAGGTATTGGCTCAATTACTAGAATTACTTAAAAATGCAAAAAAAAACAAACTAACGTTATATTATTATGAGTACAGAAAAAAGAGTATTTAAAGCACTATTTAAAAAAGAAATTAATCCTGTTAAGCTAAGAAAGAAAAAAATAGCTCTAGGTTTAATTGACGATCTAGAATATGACTATGATTATCTTAGAGACGAAGTAGGTAGATTAAGTTATTCAGTAGATGAATGGTTTGATCAAGAATTTGATAAATGGTATCAAGCCGGTTCAGATTTAAGATCTGTTTATTGTCAAAATTCTGAAGCTTTTATTGATCCTGCAGACGTAGAAAACGATAAAAATATTTTAATAGAAATTAAAGCTAAAGCAGATGATCTAGGAATACCCGTAGAAGATATATTTGATAACTACGATGCTTATTTAGAAGAAATAAATTATCTAGACGAATTAAGCGAAAGATTTGAAGAGCAAAAAAGAATTTTAAGCGATTCAGGTATGCAAGGTAGAGACTGTTAAAAATAGACTATGACAATATTAGAAAGAGTACAACAAAAATTATATAGTAAAAACGAATCTGTTGATATGATAGTCAATAGATTAGCAAAGAAAAAAAATTTAGAATCATATCCTTGGGACGAATGTATTGCTGAGCAAACTAAGAAATACGGAGCTGAAGCGGCGCCTAAGATATGCGGTTATATTAAAGAAAAATACGGTAAATAATGGACGAAAATAAAATTTTTGCAATATTTAAAAAATTGCCTAAACAAGATAAAAACACTTATAAGCTTAAAAAAGTAAAATTGAGTTTAAAAGATGACTTAGAAGAAACTTATGAGGAATTTAGATATGCTTACGAAGAAGCCGTTAGCGGTATTGACTTTATGGAAAACTGGATTGAAAGAATTTCATCATTCAAAGCTGAATTAAGTAATGCTGTTGATAATTATGTTATTAACGGCGCTGTAGGCAGTTTAGAAGAGTATACAACTGAATTAAAAACAAAATTAGAAACTTTAGAACTTGGAGCCAGAGACTTAGGATTAGAGCCTTCGGAAATATGGAATTGGTATGACGAAGCTAGAACTGACGCTGACGATGCCGATCTAGCTTATAAAGAGTTTTTAGAAAAATATAGAGAGGTCGTAAACGATAGTAATAACGGTTTAAATGATTTCCTATAATTAGTAATCAATAAATTTAATAAATAAAAGTATGAACACAACAGAAATGTTAAAGCAAATCAAGACAATACTCGGCGCTAAAGTTAATTTAGCTCAGTTGACTCTTGATAACGGAACCGTTATTGAAGCTGAAGAGTTTTCAAACGGATCTTCTATTTTTATTGTCTCTGGCGAAGATAGAATTTCTTTACCGATTGGCGAGTATACTATCGATGACGGTAGAAAACTTGTAATTGAAGAAGAAGGAATCATTAAAGAGATAGTAGTAAAAGAAGAACTAGAAACTGAAGAGGTAATAATCGAAGCGCCTGAAGAAGTAGCTGAAGATGTAGCGAAAGTTATAGAAGCAGTTGTTGAAGTAGTAGCTCCTATTATCGAAGAAGTAAAAGAAGAAATCGAAGAGTTAAAAAAGAAATTCGAATCTATACCTGAAGCAGAAGAAGAAGGCTATAGAGACGGTATCGATGACGAAAAAGAAGATGTTAGAGAGGAAATGAAGTCGCAAAAATTTGCGTCTCGTAAACCTCTTAAACATAATCCTGAAAGTTTAAGTAAACCTAGAATGGCTGGTTTTAGTCAAAATAGAAATTTCGATACGACTTTAGATAGAGTCTTTAAAAGTTTAAGTAAAATTAATAATAAGTAAAAAAAAAGAAAATGAATAAAAATTTAAGAAATAGAAACGTTGCTTTAAGAGATATTACAGGTAGCGGATCTATAGGAAACATATCTACAACTTACGAAGGAGTCTTCGCAGGTGAATGGATTGCGGCGGCTTTACTTTCTGGAACTACTTTAGATAAAGGATTAGTAACTATTAAGCCTAACGTAAAGTATAAAGAAGTAATTAAGAAGCTTGATATGTCTAATATTGTAGTAGACGGATCTTGCGATTTCGATCCTACGCTAGACGCTATTGATCTAGAGCAAAGAGTTTTAGAAGTAGGTAATTATCAAGTCAATTTGCAAGTTTGCAAAGCTGATTTTGAGACTGACTATTTAGCACTTGAACAAGGAGCTTCGGCTTTTGTTGATTTGCCTGGATCGTTTGCTGATTATATGCTAGGTCACGTTGCGGCAAAAATTGCTGAAAAAGTAGAACAAAACATTTGGAACGGTGACGGTACAACTTCAGGACAATTTCAAGGATTTGTACCTAAACTATTAGCTGAGGCTAACTCTCAAAAAGTTGTTTCATCTGAGACAGCTTGGGCTTCTAGTACAGTTATAGCTGAATTAGGATCTATTGTAGACGCTCTTTTACCTGCTGTATATGGTAAAGAAGATTTATGGTTATACTTGCCTACAGCCGCTTATAAAGCCTATGTAAGAGCTTTAGGAGGTTTTGCTGCTCAAGTAGGATCTAACGGTGTTGATGCTAGAGGTACTATGTGGTATTCTAACGGAGGCGCTACTTTGACATTTGACGGAATTCAAATCGCTATGTGTCCAGGTATGCCGACTTCTAACGCCGTTTTAGCTGAAAAATCTAATTTATTCTTTGGTACGTCTGTTTTAGCAGATATAAACCAAACTGTAAAATTGCTAGATATGTCAGATTTAGACGGGAGTAACAATGTAAGAGTAATTTGCAGATTTTTTGCAGGTTGTCAAGTAGGAGTTCCTAAAGATGCTGTAGTATACAGCTTATCTTAATTTAATTAACCAACTATATTAGCCAGGCTTCGGCCTGGTTATAATAGTATAAATATAAAATCTATGCCTTGTGAAGCACTAAGTACCGGAAGAGCGTTGAACTGTAAAGATAGTATGGGAGGCTTAAAAGCTGTATACTTTTTCGACTATGGAACAGCGGATACTCTTCAAATTACCGCAGGAGTTGTAACTGGTTGGACTGGTACTCCAGCGTTATTTCAATATGATCTTAAAGGCGTTTCTAATCTCGAACAAACAGTTAATGCAAGTCGAGATAACGGAACGGTTTTTTATGAACAAACTTTAAATTTAACGTTACCAAAATTAGACGTAGAAACTCAAGAAGAGCTAATTAAAATAATCAATGCAAGACCTCAATGTATTGTAGAAGATTATAATAAAAATTATCTCTTAATCGGAGCCGAAAATGGAACGGATTGTTCTGGCGGAACTATAGTAACCGGAAGCGCCGGCGGCGATCTTACAGGTTTTACTATAACTCAGGTCGGAATGGAGCGTCTACCGGCGTTTTTTGTAGAAGAGTCAGTAGTTGAAGCATCAATTTCAGCTTCAGCTTCTAATCCGACGCAAATCGATCCTACAAATACAGTTAATCCTTAATTATAGTTTAGTTTAGTTTTAAGAAAATCAAGCTGCTTTTACGAGTAGCTTTTTTTTTTAGCAAAAAAAGTATAATTACGTTATATATATATGCAAGTATTAAAGCCTTCAACTGAATTACAGACATTTTATTTAATACCTAAAGTTTATGATATTGGATTAACGTTTACTTTAAGAGACGATACAACAAATAAAAAAGTGTTTTATACGCCTACAGTATCTATAGATAAAAATTATTTAAAAATAACAGACGTATTTGACTTAATTGAAGGTCATTTTTACGATATTGAAGTTGATCAAAATGACGATGTTTGGAATACTAATAACGATCTCTGGCAATTGTCGCCTGATACTTGGAATTCTACAACAAAAGCACAGAACAAAAAAATCTTAGATCGAATATTTTGTACGGCTCAAACTGTAGAACAACTAAACAATCAAGCGTATAATATGAATAAAGACGTTTATAAAACAGACAATTCTTATAATAACGATTATATAGTATATTAAAAAGATATGAGTAAAAAAAATAAAAGTTTTAAACCTAATATGAGAGTATTGAATTTAAGTCAATATTCGCAACCTATTATAGTAGAACAAAAAAATAAACGTTGGGTTCAATACGGAGCTGATAATTTATATTTTGATTATTTAATTAACTCGTATCAATCTTCACCTACAGCAGTAGCCTGTATTACAGGTATAAGTCAAATGATTTACGGTAGAGGATTAGATTGTACTGATTCTAGTAAAAAGCCAGACGAATACGCTCAAATGAAGAGTTTATTTACTGATAAATGTACTAGAAAACTTGCTACAGATTTGAAGCTTTTTGGTATGGCTTCTATTCAAGTTGTTTATAGTAAAGATAGAACACAAATAGCTGAGATTAGTCATTTTCCGGTAGAAACACTAAGAGCTGAAAAATGTAATTATGATAGTGGCGAAATTGAAGCTTATTATTATTACGCTGATTGGTCAAATATAAAACCAGGCGAAGATCCTAAAAGAATTCCTGCTTTTGGTTGCAGTGAAGAAGATATTGAAATCTTATATATAAAACCTTATAGACCTGGTTATTTTTATTATTCGCCTGTCGATTATGTTGGCGCTTTAGACTATCAAAATTTAGAATCCGAAATAGGAACGTTTCATATAAACAATGTAAGAAACGGAATGACGCCTGGACTTTTATTAAATTTTAATTCAGGTATACCGGATGAGGATATGCAAAATGACATAGAACGTAAAATACTAAATAAATATACAGGAACTACAAATGCCGGTAAAATAATTATAGCTTTTAACGATGATAGAGAGCAAAGCGCAACTATAGACGCCGTTCAATTGTCAGACGCTCATAATCAATATCAGTTTCTAAGTGAGGAATCGCAATCTAAAATTTTAGTTGGTCATAGAGTAACTAGTCCTTTACTTTTTGGTATTAAAAACACTGGTGCCGGTTTTGGTTCTAACGCTGAGGAATTAGAAAATAGTTCTACTTTATTCGATAATACAGTTATTAGGCCGTTTCAAGATATGTTAATTACAGCTTTTGATGAAATTTTAGCTTATAACGATATTAGTTTAGATTTATATTTTAAAAGTTTACAGCCTCTAGCTTTTGTTGATCTAGAAAATGCGATGTCTGGCGCTGAAATAGAAGAGCAAACCGGTATAAAAGAAGAAGAACGACAGAATTTTAAAATGATCGACGGCTACGAAGCATATAAAACTATAGAAGAAGCTGAAGAAAAAGCTAATGAATTAGGCTGTATGGGCTATCACGAACACCTAGAGGAAAACGGCGATATGTGGTATATGCCTTGTAAAACTCACAACTATAGAGGCTCTAAAAAAGACGAAAGACCGCACTTAACAGACGATTTAAGCGATGCAATACTAAAAGAGTACGCTGAGCTAGGCGAAGACGAAGAAAGTATCTTAGAAGACTTTACATTGATTGATTCAAGACCTGCGAATGATTATGATAAAGCTCTTAATGAAAGTTTAGACTTAGCTACTCAATTAGCATTTGTACCTAGAAGTACGCCTAATAAAAAATCTGAACAAGATACAAGTATTATTAAAGTTCGATATAGATATTATGGTAGTAACAATCCAGAAAGAATATTTTGTCGCGAAATGTGGGCTGCTCAGAAAGTTTATAGAATGGAAGACCTTGATAAAAATAGCACAGCAAATAAAGATTTTAGTCCGGCAGGAAGTGGTAAATCTGGTTATAATTTGTGGCTTTTTAAAGGCGGGGTTAACTGTAACCATTATTGGGAGCGTAGAACGTATTTAAGAAAAAATAACACTCGAATAAGTGTAAAAGAAGCGAGAGAAAAAATAATGAAATTAGATCCTAGTTTAAGAAAAGAAGCTCAAATTGTCACTAACGCTCCTGAAGTGGCTCAAGTAGCACAACCAAAAAATAACTGGTGGTCATTAAAACCAGGCTATAGAAGTTAAAATTATGAGCAAAACCGCACTTTTTATAAATAGAACAGACTTAGTTAAAAACACTATAATTAACGGAAATGTAGATACTGACAAATTTATTTTTTTTATAAAAATAAGTCAAACTACTCATTTACAGACATATATGGGCACTGCTTTATATGATCAATTTACTGAAGCTATATTAAACAATACAATAACAACGGATCAAGAAGCGTTACTAAATGACTATTTGCAACCAATGTTAATTAATTATAGTATGGTAGACTATTTACCTTTCAGCTCTTTTGAGTTGCGTAACGGAGGATTATTTAAACATACGGCTGAAAACGCAACTAGTCCAACAAAAGACGAAATAGATTTTTTAGTTCAGAAACATAGAAACTTTGCTGAATTTTACACAAGAAGATTTATAGATTTTATGGCTTATAATGCCTCTAGTAAATTTCCTAAATACTGGCAAAATAGAAATGATCAAATGTATCCTGATATGAGCGCGACGTTTACAGGCTGGGTTTTATAATATGAAAAAAAGAGAATATAAAGTAAAAAGTAACAATGTGAGTAAATTAATTCGCTACGTTTATAATAAAGAAAATAATAAAGAAAATTTAAAAAATAAAGATGGCAAACTTAACTAATAAATTAATTAGCGAAACATATCCTAGTTTATTAAAAACTAGTAACAATGAGCCTTTAAGTTCATCACTTGTTTTGATAACAGACGGAGACGGTAACGATGCCGGTATAAAAATAGATAATACCGGTAATCTAGACGCTTCTAATAAAATAACATTCGGTCAAGGAATTGTAGATAAAGCTAGTAATGTAGATGTTTCTAAATTTGTAACACAAGCTGACGGTATTGACAATAATAATAACGATACAAGTATTCCAACTTCGGCCGCTGTAAAAGAATTAGTAAGAACAAGTGTTACAGCTCAAGATTTAGACTTTAGAGGTGACTCTGGTAGCGGCGATGTAGATTTAGACTCAGAAACATTTGATATAACAGGCTCTAACGGACTTTCTACAACAGCTCTTAATAACACTTTAGTAATTGATGGAAGCACCTTAGAGACAGCTATAAACACTAATACAAGCGACATTTCAACAAACACTAGTAACATATCTACTAACACAACTAATATTTCTACCAATGCAACTAACATACAAAATAATGCTGACGAAATAGCTCAACAGCAAATAGATATTGATAGTAAAGTTTCTAAATCTGGTGATAGAATGACTGGCGATTTAACTATGTCAGACGCTAATATAAGTTTTCAAGGTACTCAAACTGGTAACATACTTTTAAATTCTTTTGATACTCAAAATAATAACGTTGGTAGAATAGCCTTTCAAGGTGACAGCGAACAATTTATAGGTTTTAAATCAAATTCAGAAGCCGGTCAACCAGGAACTTCTATTTATCAAAATAGAGTATTAACAAACGGCAACTTTCAAAGAAATTCAGCTTTTAGTACTCAAAACGATAAAATTTTTATAGGTGGTATCGATTCAATACAAAATTTAGGTAGTTATGGTCAAATTAAAATAGAAAATTTATCAAAAAGTTTTGTTAGTGGCACTTTAAACGATAGTGCTATAATAAGTTTAGGAGCTTTTACTCAAGTTACAAATAATCAAGGTACCGGTAATTTAATGTCTAGACCTTCAGATCAAAATTTCAACTATAGTTCTTTTGCTGTAGGAGATCAAAATCAAATAATAGCCGGTGATAGTGCCGTTATAGGTGCTTCGAATGAACTAAACGCTCAAAATTCTTTAGTCGTAGGTTCTAGTAATTTAGCAAATCCTGATACTGCGAATACTAATAAAACTTTTGCGAGTATTATTTCAGGATCTCAAAATCAAAGTAAGTACGCTAGAACCGGTATTGTAACTGGTTTTAATAATTTTATAGGTGGTAGAAATAATATAGTAGGTGGTCAAAACAACTTAAATACAATAACTGAGTCTCTTTCGCCTAATAATAATATAGTATCAGGTACTGATAACGAAATTTACGCTGATTCTTCTAGTAATATACTTAGCGGAACTAGAAATCAACTTTATGACGTAAGTCCTTCAAATATAGTTTCTGGCGTTGATAATACAGTACATAGAGGTCAAAGTAATTTAGTAATTGGAAATACAAATACTTTAGGAGTTGCTGCATCTACTACAACTAGAGTAAATAATTTATTAGCTGGACTTAATAATAATGTAGTAGGTAACGCCTCAGCTGCAATAGGTAATCAAAATTTTATATCTTCTAATAATAGTTTAGCTTTAGGTCAAGAAAATGTAATTAGTTCTTTACGATCTTTAGCTCTAGGTTATCAAAATACTACTAACGGCAATAATTCTGTAGTAGTAGGTTATAGTAACGAAATGACTTCAGGCGGTAATAATAATATAATTATTGGTGCCAGAAATGCAAACACTGGAACAGGTCAAAATACTGAAAATTATATATTCGGTGAAAATCAAATAATAAACGGTACAAACTGCGTTAATAATATATTAAATGGTAGAGACTCTTCGATTTCTTCTTCTAAAAATCAAGCACTTTACGGTTACGGATTAACAGCGTCTCAAATTAATACAGAAAGAGTCACAACAGGTACGCATTGCGCAAATAACACTAATTCAGATGTTGCTTTTGTAGTAGGTGGTGGAACAAGCGTAGGAAGTCAGCAAAATGCTATAGAAGTTTATAAAGGCACTGGAACAACAGATAATCAAGTAGTAATACCTAGAATACAAGAATTTGCAAATAATGCCGATGCTGTGACGGCTGGCTTACAACTTTATGCTTTATATCATACTGCAGGCGATTTAAAAGTAAGAATTTAATAAATAATTTAATAATGGCTAAAAAGAAAAATACGTTAAACGGAATTTATACTATTCTAAATATAGAAAGACTAACTGCTGACGGTTTTATAAATAAATCAGATATACTATATACAATAAAAACAGATCAAGCTAAAGCTATGTTTGGTTTTACAGCTTTTTTTACAGAAAATTCAGGAGACGATTTTATACCGTTTCAAGATGTAACTCAAGAAGAAGTTTTACAATGGTCAAAAGACTATTACGGATCTGAAAATTTACTATTACTAGAAGCTAAAGTTTTAAAAATGTATAATGAAACTTTAAAAGAAAATACTGATCCTGTAGAAACAAACGGTTTTCCAGATAATTGGAATTAATAAGTATGAATACAAATAACGATATAATAGGTGTTTATAGTGTTGAAGACTTAATTAGAAAACAAGAAACTGGTTTAATTATACAAGCTACTATTAACTATAAAATTAAAAATGAAGAAGTAGAATTTTCAGAAAATATAATTTATTTTTTTAATAAAGACTCTAATTCAGATTTTATAGAATTTGAAGACGTAACTGAAGAAAATGTTATTAGTTGGTATAAAGAAAAAGAAAATAATACAGCTAGGCTTAATATGGAAAATTATGTTTTGAAAGAGTATAAAAAATTAAATAAACAAAAAGAGAATCCTATATTAGTGGAAGGCGTTCCAACTAATTGGAAATAATAATGAATATGCAAGATTTAAAAATATGGTTAATTAATACGTTCAGCTTTGGCGTAACTTTGACAAATATAGATATTACGTTAAAAATTTTACTTGTTATAGTAACATTAGGTTACACAGTAAACAAATGGTATATATTAAGAAAAAATAATAAAAAATGATTAAAGCGTTAAAATACATAACTAATAAATTAGAAATTTTTAAATGTTATAGACATAATACCTGGAACTATTTTTTAGATAGATTAAAAACAAATTGTCAATGCGAAAAATTAATAAAATAATTATTCATTGTACTGCTACGCCTAGAGGTCGAGACGTTACTTTAGAAGAAGTTAAAAGATGGCACATAGAAGAACGAGGCTGGTCTGACATTGGTTATCATTATTTAATTTTATTAAACGGTGATATTGAAGAAGGTCGACCTATTGAACGATCTGGCGCTCATACTAAAAACAATAATTTTGACAGCATAGGAATAGCTTATGTCGGTGGTATGTCTAATTCTGGTGAACAAAGCGAACCTGAAGATACTAGAACTGAAGAACAAAAAGAATCTTTAGTTGATTTACTTTGTATATTAAAAGACGATTACGGCGGTACTATTTACGGTCATAGAGACTTTAGCAATAAAGCTTGTCCTTCATTTGATGCTAAAAAAGAATATGAAAACATCTCAGACCGTTGGTAATGTCTAACTACGATATAAGCATAATTGAAAGAATATCTAGCGGGCCGATAATTGGTATAAGTTATTATACGCCTGATCCTGTAGGTGAGTATAATTATTATGAACTAGATTTATATTTACTTATTTTACAAGTGCAAATAAGATGGCGATAAAATGAAAAAAATATTAGAATTTTTCGGTAGCAACGTTTTTAAAGGCGTTAGCGATTTATTAGACGATTTAATTACTAACGACGAAGAAAGACTAGAAGCTAAACGTAAAATATTTGAAACTCTTAAACAAAAAGAGCTTGAGCTTCAGCAAATGCAGACTGATATTATAATTCAAGAAGCGAAAGGAAATTGGCTACAGCGATCTTGGAGACCTATTTTGATGTTAGCTTTCGGTTTTATAGTAATATATGTAAAGTTTTTAGCGCCTTTATTTGATTTAAGAATACCTGAATTAGAAAACGAATTTTGGAATTTACTACAACTAGGTATTGGAGGCTATGTAATAGGTCGTACTGGCGAGAAAATAGCTAAAGAATATGCTAGTACTAAAAAATAATAAAAGCTTCTTAAAAAGCTTTATTCTAGTATATACTAGCTAGTATATATTAGTATATATTTATAAACTAGTATATTTATATTCTAGTATATAATAATAAAAAATATAAATTTTTTTTTAACTTACCTAAATGAATTTAGCTTTTTTTCATCCTTGTCCGATTTGTATTAGTTTTAGTATATTAGCTTATATAGTGTACCGAAGAACTAAAAAATGCAAATTGAAGAACAAATAAACAGAATATTATCTTATAATACTTTGTCTGATAATCAAAAAATTGATCAGTTATTAAAGATCGATTCTATTCAATATACTAATTTAGGTAAAGACTCTTTAGATCAAGAAGTAAAAATCGTAAAACAAAACAGTATTAAAATTTATAAAGCTATCAGTAAATTAAATACTGCAATAGGTGAGTTATTATTGTCTACAGAAAAAAATAATGCCTAAAAAACCTACAAGAAAAAATATAATAAAAAAACTAGATACTATATTCAGCGAATATATTAGACGTAAATATGCTGATAGAAACGGTATTGTAAAATGTTATACTTGTAATACAAAAAAATTCTGGAAAGGTCAAGGTATGCAAAACGGTCATTTTATCTCTAGAGCATCTAGAATATTACGTTGGTCGCCAGACAATTGTAGACCTCAGTGTTATGCCTGTAACTGTATGAGATACGGTCAAAATTATATATTTGCTATGAATCTTAATAAAGAATACGGATATGATATAGCAGCTGAACTTTTACAAAAGTCTAGAACAACTATAAAACAAGCTGATTTTGAGTTATTAGAATTAATAGAAAAATATAAGTTACTAGTCGATAAATTATAGTATATTTGTTTTCCTTTATTCCTGTTTTCATATATCGTAAGGAAGCAATTTGAGACTTTTTATAGTCTCATTTTGTTTTAAAATAAAAAGTTTTTAAATTTTTATGTAAGTTATTAACATTTTTTTTGTATCTTGCAATCAAATAATTACGATATGACACATACTGAAGACTTAATAAGATCGCTTCGTCACTCTATAGAAGCTTTACAAAAAGAAAACTTAAGATTAACTAGTAAATTAGCTACAGTACAAGCTAAATTAGAAGTTGCTGAAAATCACATTTACACTTTTGAAAATTAAATTAATATATAAAAACTAAACTATGTCAAACGAAATACTTAACGGTAAAGTTATTAAAGTAACTGAGGACGGAAATTGGAATGACTTCAAAAAATTTATTGTAGATATTGAAAACGATAAATCTGAAGTTGCTTCTTTAAACTTTTTAGCTAGAGGTAATTTTAAAAAAGCTGTAGGCGATAATATTCAATATGAAATTAAAAATCCTATATATAAATCAGCTAAATTATATTATAAACCATTTAACACTAACACAATATAAAAATGAAAACAGGAAAAATAGCATATATCGATTTAAACGGTAAATGGAAAGAATACAACAAATACAAAGTTACATTTGCTGACGGAAATAACTACACTTTTTTTGCTCTAGGTGATTTTAAATTTAAAGTTGGCGAAACAATTTCTTACGAAGTAACTAACGCTGAATACAGAAACGCTAAAATACTAAAAGATCAGTATAAAAATAACGAATCTACTAACGCGATTTATAGAGATAAAAACGATCTAATTATTAGACAAACTTGTATAAAAGCTTCAGCTCACTATAACTCACAAAGAAACGTAGGTACTGAAAGTGTAATAAATGACGCTGAATTAATGTTTAATTGGATAAAATCATAATATGAAATACGAATATAAAAACGAATTTGTAAACTGCATAATACCTAAATTAAACGATAAAGATTTTATAGCTTTAGATTTACATATTAGAGTTCAAGAATTAGAAGATTTTATAAATAAGCATAAAAAAGCAATTGAAACTAATAACGGATTCTTGTCCGTATCTGTTTTAAAAGCTCAAAAAGATCCTAATAAACTATATACTAAATACACTCAAAGAGTCGAAATAGTTGAAAAAGAAGTAGTTACTCATAAAGAACAAATGCCTGATCGAGATAACGATTTACCTTTCTAGATAAAAAATATTTTTTTTAGATGCCGATTAATTTCGGCTTTTTTTTTATATTACTAACTCTTTTAAATTTACTATATGTTCGTAGACTTCAATAGTCAGCTAGAAACTATTCATAAAATTAGAACTGGCGAAATAAAAACTGGCTTAAAACTAGGTATTGAAGAAGTAGATACACATTTTGTGTTAAAACCGTCAGACT